AAAATCTATACAAAATGAAAGGAGAGATGTTATGTTTTTTATTTACACAAAAGAAAGAAAATCAAAGCTTGCATTTACTGTTAACCTAACAGCAGATGAAGTTATGCAATTTATGGATGGAAATTTATTCCTGGATTATCCAGAGCTTATTCCGTCTGAGCATGTCACAATTGAGAGAAACGAGCCTTTTAAGTATCCAACTTATGACGAAATTACAAACACTATAAGAGAAATGACTAGAGACGAACTTATAGAAGAAGATATAGAGGTTCAACTTGCTCCTGGAGAGTATGTAGAAGATAAGAAATTAAAGGTTGTACCACAACCAAGCTCTTATCATACATGGAACACATCTACACATACTTGGGATATAGATATGGAAGATGTTAAAAGAACTTTCAGGCATAAGTTTAGAGAAATACTGCTAGATAAGATGTTTGGCTCATATGAGCATAATGGAAAAGTATTCCAAATGCAAGAATATGATGAAGTTAATTTTATGAGAGTCAAGATGGCATTGGATATGGCAGGAGAAATCGAAGATTATGAAGTAATTAAAGATGCATTAAGTACTTTAGGTATTCCTGTAGATGCAGAGCTAGAAGAAAAAATCAAATTGGCTATGAGAGCTGGAAAATTAAAGCAACTTTTAAAATCTCTGCCAACTCAATGGAGGTTGAAAGATAACTCTATTGCATCTATTTCATTGGGAGAATTAAATCTAATTTACTTCTCATGGATATTAAGAGTTATTGCTGCACAAAACAAATACACAGCTATAACTAAGAAAATAAGGGAAGTTTCAACAGTTGAAGAACTAGAAGCTATTAAATGGGATTAAATAAATTAAAGGTAGTTTTATATGACTACCTTTTTTTAATATGCTTAAACAAGCTCTTATGCGGTCATTTTTAGGAGGTGATTTTAAATGTATACATTATCAGAAACAAGTTTAAAAATGCTAAAAGGAGTGCATCCGAACCTGGTAAATTTTATGACAGAACTTATAAAAATAAGTCCCTGGAACTTTAAGATAACTGCAGGAGTTAGAACAGCGGAAGAGCAGAATAGGCTATACCAAAAAGGCAGAACTGCTCCAGGATCTAAAGTAACTAAAGTAGATGGATATAAATTAAAATCCAATCATCAGATTAAATTTGATGGGCTAGGTTATGCGGCGGATATTGGCGTAATTGTGAATGGAGAGTACAAAGGAACTTGGAAAGATTTTCACTACTACCAAGACATTTATAATACTGCTAACAAAGCAGGACTGTTAGAAAAGTACGGTATAGAATGGGGAGGTAATTGTTGGAGAACCTTTAAAGATGCACCCCATTGGCAAATTAAAGGTGCAGATAGAGTTCCATATAAGTAAAGGAGTTATAGAAATGGAAAGTTTTTTAGACAGAATAATAAAAGAAAAAGATGACTTACAAGATAAAATAATTAAGCTAGATAGATTCTTTACTACAGATACTTTTGAAAATCTGTCTCCAGTAGAGAAAATGCACTTAAAAGACCAAATGAGATACATGAGTGCATATCTTAGTACTTTAAGACAAAGAATTAATTTCTATGAAAGGCAAGGAGGGAAAATATGGAAATGACTAGATTAAATACTATGCCGATTGACGACAAATATTGGGAAGTTTTAGAAGATTATACTTACAGAACATCTAAGGGACTTGTGACTGTCCCAAAGGGGTTTAAAACAGATTATGCCTCAGTCCCAAGAGTTTTTAGAAACATAATCAACAGCTATGGTAAGCATGGGAGAGCAGCTGTAGTCCA